AGAACAAATGGGAAACTGTCAACAACGCTAAAGCTAGGAGATGGAACTCCCGACACCCTAACGAACCAAAAAGACTTTTTCGTGAAGATGCTTCCAGTGCTCCCCTCGTTATCGCTATGTACGGTCGCTCGAATACCGGAAAAAGTTTCACTGGAGCCAAACTTTGCAGGGAAATGAGTGTACTCTACGGTATGAAGGCTGTCGATACGCATGGTTCCGTTCCTAACGAGCAAGCAGACAACACTCTTTACGTTCTTGACGATGTCATCCCAAGTCAAAGCGAAGTCTATTGTGATTTCTGGGAAAAGTGTAATCAGACCAATGTCATCATTCTCACTAGTAACCAGGAACTCCCAAAATGGAGCCGAAGTCTAAGACATCCAATGGGTTACTATGATTACAACCACTTTTCAAGCGAGAGACTGATTCGTCGAGCAGGCTTCGGAGGACACATCAACTTTCATAACAACTTCTATTATATCGACGACGCTACAAACGTTATTGATGTTTCAGGTTTCAACAAATACAGGATTTTCGATGAGACTGCAATCATTAACTACACCAACGTCAAGGAATGGGTATTCCAGAAAATGAGAACCCACTTGACCAAGGAAGTTGATATTGTTTACCAACAGACTCTTGAAGATGCTCCTGAAGTTGATTATGATCTTCGAATTGATCTCGACCCCGCACAACTTCATCTTATCACCGAAAGAGATTTCCACAGAGCCGCAGTCAGAAACACGGACAAAGTCAGAATGACATGGACTGGAGTCGGACAATGGAATGATACCTCAGTTTTTCTTAATGCCAACCTTGTCCCCGGAGCTCTTCCTCGTTGCGAAAATGTTTGGGAACAGCGCGATGAATTTACCCCTTTGCTCAGAGCACTTTTGAGACAAAAAGCTGGATTCAGACTTTTCGTTAAGATTGGTAACACCCACATCTTTACCAAAGAAGACTCCGATATCGTCTTTGTCAAAGGTCTCGACAAAAGAGAAATCACCATCAGTGAAGTTGCAAACGACTGTGTTAGTATCGTTGTTGGAGAAGAAGAATGGGTTTTGAGCGCTATCAACGTCGCCGTCTGTCTTGAAGCTTCACCGAATTACAGAGACGAAATTGGAGATCTCGTCTTGAAAGAAATCATCATTGCAAAGAGAACTGAACTTGAAAGACTTCCAAGCGTCAGACGACTCATCAACAAAGCCAAGCACATCAGAGCTTATGAGAACATCAAAACGACATACAGTAAGGAATTGAACAGAGCCATCAATTTCGCTCGGACAAATCCTCTCTTGACTTGCGTAGGCGGCCTTATTCTGGGAGCAGCAATGTTCTATGGAATTAAGAGCTTTCTCAAGCCAAGGAAAACTTGCAAAAATCCTTCTCTATGCGGCAAAGCACATTTCCTTGCTGACGAAGCGCAAGATTGGTTTCACGAAATCGAAGACCTTCTTGAAGAAGCTGGTACAGAACAAAAGTTCACACCTTTTCTGTACAAGGGAAAAATGCCTATCTATCAGACTCACGCTCACGACCAGAAGAGATTAG